TGTACAAGGAACTCAATGGCGAAACAGATAAGAATGCTAAAGAAGAAAGTGTAGGCGAAACTGCACCAGAAGCTAAGGCTGAGACTGAGACTGAAGTACCCGCTGAAGTAACAACATCGACACCTTCCGACAGTGTAGAAGAGCAAGCACCCAAGTCTGAGACTGAAGAGCACAGTGAATCAGACACAGAAGTAAAGAAAGAATCATGGCAGCAAAAGTACAAAACGCTACAAGGCATGTATAATACTGACGTTCCACGATTAAATTCGGCGAACAAAAATTTAAATGACCGTGTATTACAACTTGAATCTTTGCTAGGAGACCTTAACAAACAAGAAGCACCAGTGCAGGAAGCACCTATCGAAAAGTTAATAACTGACGATGATGTAAAAGAGTACGGAGATTCTATAGATGTTATGCGTAGAGCAGCAAAAGAAGAAGTAGCAGGACAATTGGGTCGTGTTAAAGAGTTGGAAGCAGAGATAGAGAAGTTGAAAGGAGTTGTGCCACAAGTGCAACAAGTTCAACAACAACAAAAATCTAGCTCTGAACAGCAGTTTTGGAATACTTTAAATACAGAGGTACCTAACTGGAATGAAATTAATAGTAACCCTGATTTTCAATCGTGGTTGCTTGAGATTGACCCCCTAACAGGTATGTCTAGACAAACATATTTAGAGGATGCCCAAAAGAGATTAGATACTAAAAGAGTAATCTCATTCTTTTCTACTTATGAACAGGCTACTGGTAATGTTAATAGTGCTCGTGAGACCCGCAGTTCTAATCCAGAACTAGAAAAACAGGTTGCACCAGGGCGAGGACGCTCTACGAAACCTATTGCTAGTGAAGGCAAGACATACACTAGAGATGACATCACAAAGTTTTTTGAAGATGTTAGATTTGGTAAGTATAAAGGCCGTGAAGAAGAACGTGCAAAAAAAGAGCGTGACATTTTTGCCGCACAGCAAGAAGGTCGCATTGCGTAATTTAACAAACTAGGAGGCTATTATGGCTTTTGGAACAGCACCAGGCAATCCGTCGTATACAGGAAACTTTATACCTGAGATTTGGTCTGGTAAGTTGATTGAGAATTTCTATGATGCTACGGTATTATCAGCAATCTCAAACACTGACTATGAAGGAGAGATAAGGTCTATGGGAGATACGGTCAACATCCGTACAACACCAGAGATTACTATCAAAACATATGTAAAGGGGCAAACGCTTGCGGTTGAAAACCCTGACAAAAATAAACTACAACTTCTAATTGACAAAGGCGAATATTTCGCATGTGTCGAAGACGACGTTGACCAAGTACAAACAGACATGGCTCTTATGGACATGTGGTCTAAAGACGCTTCAGAGCGTATGAAGATTAAAATTGACCAAAGAGTATTAACTGATTTGTTACCTGATGTATCTGCATCAAACAAAGGAACATCCGCTGGAGCAATCTCTGGTGACATCGACCTTGGTGTAGCAGGTACCCCAGAAGCACTTACTACTTCAAATGTAATTGGTAAGATTGTGGATATGGGAACAGTTCTTGATGAGGCTAACTGTCCTGAAACAGGGCGTTTTCTTGTAATACCTGCTAAAATGGCTGGTCTAATCAAGCAATCAGACTTAAAAGATGCATCTATTACTGGTGATGGAAACTCACCATTAAGAAATGGTCGTCTAGGTATGATTGATAGATTTACAGTATATGTAAGTCATAACCTACTTAAGAGCGGAAGTGAGTTCAGCGTAATTGGTGGACACACAATGGGGTTTACATTTGCGTCACAAATGACAAATATGGAAACAATCCGTTCAGAAACAACTTTCGGGAACATCATTCGTGGTCTTCAAGTTTACGGTTATAAAGTCGTTAAACCTGAAGCACTTGCTACAATGATTGTTACTGTTTAATAGGAGGTCAACATGGCGGCATATACAGATACGCATGGCTTTAATAAAGGAACTGCAGCACACCCTGCTCAGGGAATTAATAGAGTCGGCTACATGGAAGTCGAATTAGACTTCGCTAAAATTACAGCGGATAGAGTTACAGCGGGTGCAACAGCACTTGCAACTGGTGATTCTCTCCAAGTACTTAACATACCAGCTAACACATTAGTGATGGCTGTTGGGGCAACAACCCTAACTGCTGAAGGTGCAGCATCTACATTTGACATCGGGTTAACTGGTGGTGATGTTGATGGGTTTATTGATGGGGGGAATGCTAATGCAGCAGGAACTACATCATCAAACGGTGCACTTTTAAACGGAGATAATAACAGTCATTATTTTGCGGCTGCAGATACTATTGATATGCTTATTGGTGTATCAGGTGCTGTAACTGATTTGGCTAAAATCAAAGTTTGGGCAGTTATAGCTGATTGCTCATAACGTAAAACATA